ATAAACCGCACTATCACCAACCTTAAAAGACATTGCACTTGTTGTACTTTGTGTATTTATTTGTAAAGTTCCGTTGTAGTTTATAGTGTAGTTGGTACTTGACTCTGACCCTGACGCAACACCGATATAAAAAGCGGCTTGAGTTGTTGTTCCTATTTTCTCTCTCATTATAATTTGAGCAGTACTTGAACCAACTTGGAAAATATGTTTTGTTGTAGCTAATGCCGTTCCAAATGTAAATGTTTGTCCCGAACCTGTAAGAGCTAATGTGGCACTACCCGCAGAGTCAATAGTCGTAGATAAATAATTACTTGTATCGTAACCTAATCTTAATTGTTCAGTAGTTTGTATTACGTGTAGCTTAGCTGATACTGTACCCGCAGTTCCTATCCCAACATTCCCCCCGCTAAGAATCTCTAATCTCTTTGTAGTACCTCCTGATGTAAAAGAAATAGCCCCACTACCATTAGTAGCTTGTAGAACAAGTCCACCCGTACCAGTGCCTTGTAAATAAGAGGTTTTAGCTACTATTAATCCCGAAGGAGTAAAAGAAGTATTTGTAAATCCGAAATTAAAAGCATCTGTTCCGTCTCCTAATTGTAGGAAAGTTTGAGCAGCCGTTCCTGATGTTACGTTTTGAATCCTAAAAGCAGTTGCAGCGTTTTGGTCTTTCTTAAAAAAACTAATATCAGTAGAAATAGCTAACGCAGTACTACCAACAATTAACCCTCCATTAGCAGAGTCATATTTAAAGTTCGCGGTTGAAGTAACCGTATCAGCAGTTCCGTTTCCAAAAGCAATTAATCCCGCAGTCGCAGTAATCGCCCCTTTAATCTTAGCGTCTGTGTAAGTTGTACTAATAGAACCAATATCACCCGCACCTAATAAAGAAACACCTCCAACAGTTTTAATGTTAGTACCGCTAACCAATGTAGCTTGTTTGGCGTTTAATTGTGTTTGAATAGCAGAAGTAACACCTGATAAATAACCAAGCTCTGCCATTGAAACGGTTGTCCCATTAAAGCTAATGCCTCCTGAGTCTTTTAGAATTACATACTCAACAGAATTATCATTTTGTATTATTAGTCCCGGAGTTGGTGATACTGCACTAAAATAAATAAGCCTTTTTAAATCAGTACCAATATAAACAACATCATCATCAATAACTTTTATCGAATTACCTCCTGTTGTGTTTCCTAAAGCTAATGTTTGAGCTAGGGTTTCGTTACCTCCTGATGAAACAGTCCACGTTCTATTAGCTGATAAATCATAAGTTACCCCGTTAATAGTTAATGTACGTGAGCTTGGTACGCCTATTGAGAACCCACCCGATACATCAGCTATATAAGAATTAGAGCTAATCGGAATACCATCTAAAGGTATCTGACAAGAGTCATATACAAAATCATTCTTTAACGAAATAACACAATACCAACCACACGCCTCGTTAGCGAATTTATTATCATAGAATACATTTAAGTCTGTTGATCTCGATAATTCAAAATCATTAACATAGATTTGATTCCTTAACAACGCTAATACATCCTCTAATATTCGCTTCGTATCGCTTAACACCTCATCACGATTAGATATGTCCTTATTAACATAATCCATAGCGTATAAAGTGAACTTATCAGTTATAACAGAACCGGATATATTGCTATTCTCAGCCTCTAACCATAATCCCGTACCTTTAGAGGTGTCCGTATTACTATCTAAGTATTCGTGAATAGGACCAACGCCAAAACTCTTAACAAGGTTGTGAGCCGTTGCAATATCTCTAAATAACTTTATGTATTGGTTGTATGTCATTAGTAATTACCGAATCTTATTTGTCTGCGTTCCTCAAAATCATCATCCTGTAAGAATATTCCAGTCTCATAACTATTATTCTTAGCTTGTATATCACTAAAATCTGTATTAGATGTATAGTTAGGATAACTTGTTGACTCTTGTATTAAGTAATCCGTTACTCGTTGTGCAAATATCTGCGCTCTGTTCTTATATTTATCCTGAATAAACTCTAATTGTTGAGGGTTTATAGTTTGGCTATTCTCCCCAGTCTTAACAACGATTCCTTTGTTCATCCATTTATAAACCATATCACTAGCCGATTCAGCTATAACGTAGTTCATAATTGCTAATTTAAGTTTATCGAGTAGTGTAGTCTCTAAAGCGGTATAAGTTTGATTGTTTATAGCCGTTTCGATTTGATTATAAAGGTCTGTTCCTAATAAAGGTTTGATATAAGCGTGTTGAACGTATATAATATTAGGTGTTATTACCTTAAAATCTGTATTCTCGTATATAACGGAATTATCTAATAGATAATCCTCATCTATCCAAATTGCATCAGCCATTTTTCTTTCTTGTTTTAGTTATTGCTTTCCAAATATGTCGGCAATAAGGTGTTGTTTCAGTACCATCGTTATAGAAACCGCCTCTATATATCCAAGCTGAATCCCCGTTCTCGTTTACTTCCTTGCTTAGGTCCTCACGAGACCATTCTTTACCGTTCTTAATCTTTGTATTACCATCGTATTTAGCCGATTCATTCATTAGTGTAGAGCAATAATCTCTTGTTGTAGGTATGATTGCACTTCCTGATACATCAGGTCTCTTAGCATAAACATACATTGTATAAATCTCAGTCTCAATAACAGGCTTAACATTCTCAGCTCTATTCAATCCCTTTGTAGTGATTGTAAAGTCATTATTTAAGATACCTTCCTTCTGTAACTGTGTTATCTGTTCTTTAACATAGTCTGTGTCCGTTCCTAATTGCTTTGCTATGAGTTCAGGCTTAATAGATGGGTTACCGGCTAACAAGTCTAATATCTGATTACGTACCGCCTTAACAGTTGCACCTAATACCTCTTCAAACTTAAACGCCTGAGCCTGTTCAAACTCAAACATCTGACCATCTGAAGTGAAGTCGATGAACTTAGTCTCTAATACCTCATCGTCATTCGATGGCTTACCTACTGATAGTAAGTATTCCAATACCTTATCCCTTTGCTCTGACATAGCCACAGGGTTACCCTTAGCGTCTAATACGGGGGCGGGAGGTAATATACCTAACATCTTACGTGCCTTCTTCTCAGGTACGCTATAAAGGTTTACTAATATGTTTAACTTTTGGTCAGGAGTCATTACCGCATCAACTATAACAGCTTGTAGCGATGCTGTACCGCCTACACCTAACTTCTGTGCTATACTTAAACGTGATGTAGTACTCTCCTCATCAACAGAACTCAATACAACGCCATACTTATCTCTTGAATAGTTACGTTTCTCTTCGATTGTTAAGAAGTCAGCACTAATTAAACTGCTAAACTCAATCTCTTCACCAATAGGAGGTAAATCCTCAATGAATATATCCTTAGAAGGTACTCCGTTATTGTCGGCTATCTCCTGAATAATGTCTAATATAAATTCTTGTCTCGGGTTAATATAAGTAGTTTGGAACTTCTCCCACTTCTCTAATATCTGAGTCCTAGTCCAAGACGTTGCGTTATCTATTCCGATTAATACAGGGTCAATCTTATGGCCTACACAAATCTTTTGAATATTACGCTTACCAAGTATCTCGAACTGCTTATCTAGGTCTGAGCTTGTAAAGTTTAATAACTCCGCAGCTTTGCCTTCAGGATTAACAAAATTGAATAAGAACTTACCCGCCTTGCTTGGTCCGGTGTAATTCTTCTCGAATATCTTTTTAATAGCTCGTTGCTCTTCATCTGTTGGTGTTCCGTTGAATAAAGTTAGCATCCCCTGAGCAGTCATTCCATACTCAGTTAAACAATTAAAGAATACATCGATATTAATCTCTGTTTCGATAGCTGAGATAGCCCCCGAATAGTTACAAATAGAATAAGTATTACTAAACTTATCAGCTACGGGCTTATGAGTCTTTACATATCTAATGTAAGTACCGTTTGTAGCCTCTGAACTGTAAATAGGGAACTTCTTTTTAACGCATTTACGGTCTGACCAATCTTCTGAGTACCAAAAGTACTTACCACAAGTTGAGGCTCTCATTCGAGATACATCGATACTATAAGTACCTACTATCTTACCTTTATTAACAATGTGTTGTAAATAAAACCCATCAATTAACTCAAAGTTAATACAAATCTTAGGTAGTAAATCGTTCCAAGTCTCGTAACGGTTCGCTTTGCCTAAAAACTTCTCAATCTTAGCATCCGTTGTAACATCACCCGACTTTGTATAGGTTAATCCCTTACCAAATAGATAAGATGACTTAGCGTTAACCGCAGTATTATGTTCCGCACAACGGTTATATAAATCGATAATATAATTAGGGTAGTCGTTTAACTTACCATAACTAACATAATCCCCGTTACGTACTGGCTTAAATGTTGGCGACTCTGTGGCTGCCATTTCAATATTCAATATTCTATTATTCTCCATTATGCTTGTTCGGCTGTATCTGTGTAACCTGTATATCTTTGAGGCGTTGTTGCTGAACCGTTAATAACTTTAACCCTTCCATTCTCAACCTCTGTTAATCCGGTTTCTATAATTGGTACTGTTGCGGACTCGTAAACAAAATATTTCCAACTACGCCCTCTATAATCTAAACTAACCTGACCATTTGCACTTACAGGTGTTGATGTCTCGGTAATTAAGAACTTTTGATTGCGATTAGGGTAAGCTGAAACATCCGATGCAGTACAATACGCAGTCTCTTTAGTGGTATCACAAACAAACTTTATTAAATAATAAGGTGATGTTAATAGTTCCTTCTCCCTTGTTGTAGGATAGACGTAGCCACTTGCACCTCTGTATATAATCCACATAACTATATAATGTATAAATTATTAGGTTTATTACCTTTGTATAAATAAAAAACCCCGACCTTACGGGGTCGAGGCTGTTTACTAATCAAACAAAATCTATGCTTTTAAAGCTGCTATAATTCCTGATGATATTTCGTATATCGGATTAGACTCAGCAGAGGTTAACGCTATCTTGTAGCCATTAAAATCTCCGAGAGCAGTTCCGTATTCACCGCTAATCTCAGTTACATCCATTCCATTCTCGTAACCCATTAACCAATACTTACCGTTGCGATCTAAAACGATTGCAAGTAAACGATTAGCCATTAAGTTCTTTAATTCTTGAACAGTTGATGCTGACATCTTCTCTAATTGTAACCCCAATGATGAAGCCCAAAACGAAGTACCTGCTGTGTTGCTAATTGTAGCCTTATCGCCACCTGTTGCAACTGCTGTACGCACTTCATACTTAAAGAACTTATTTGATGCCGAAGCCCAAGCCGTAATGTTACCTGATGCGATTGTAGGCGAATATGATAAGCCATTAGAGGGGAATACTGCGAAGTAAACCTCTTTAATACCTCCTTTTGAATCTTTACAATCTAATGTAAAGGATAATTGTATTGGACACGCCATTTTTTATAAATTATTATGGGGAGGTGTTACCCTCCCCGTTAATACTAGGTATTTAACATTTGTGCTACTAAAGTAGGCTGAGAGATTTGCACCCCTTCTTTGTGTTCTTCGATGAAACGAATCTCACGAGCTTCCTTAGCATAGAATAATTCAAACTTCTCTTGTTCGTTTTCTAAGTCAGTTCCTAAAATCATTGTATCTGTTGGGATAAAATAGATTTTCTTAGTTCCGCTTAATCCTAATGTAGGGATGATTTCTAAGTCAGAGTTTTCTAAGAATAATTTTTGCTCGTCTCCTGTACGGTGATACAAGTTATCGATGCCTAACTTCATTCTGTAATCACGACACTCGGCAGTTCCCATAAATACTTTACCAGTCGGTTGAGCTAACATATCGTCAGTCAATGCTGCATAAAATTCTTGTAAACGAGTACGAGAGTTTGTTACCGACCAAGCTCCCGGAGTTACAGTTGTAACACCTGATGCTGCTGCGATAATCTTAACTAATCCATCATAGTGAATTAAGCGTTGGTCAGTTGATAGAGTGTTACCCATCCAAATAGCGTATTCTTGGTTGTATGCGATTTTTTGCATAATGTCACCAATGATTTGCTCTTCGTAAGTTAACATATCTAAGTTAGATCCTGCTTTAACCGCTAACTGAGTATATTTTGCTTCCAAATCTTTCTCACACCACTTAAGGTAGTTACCGATTGAAGCTACTGTAATTGTACGTTGTGAGAACACCGATGCTGCTGATGCAGTAAACGAACAAGCCTGAGCTTGAGGTACTGGAGTAGTAGTAATGATGTTAATTCTCTCAGAAGTTTTAATACCTGTTTGTACAGTCATTAAACTTGCTGTGTTGCCTTTTGCAATTTGCTTATAAAGTAATTGCGCTGCGTTGTCTTTTGTGTACGCTCCTAGAGCTGATACGTCATAACCTGTTGCCATGTTTTATTTTATTTTTTAATGTTGTTTAAAAATTTATCTAGTGCCTTTGTTCTTTTTGTTCCTGTTGTGTTGCTAGGGTTTTCAATCGGTTCACTAGTCTCAACTTCACTAAATGCGATTAGCATATCGGTGTTGTTAATAACTGTTGCTGATACTTTACCTAACTTTAATTTAAGATTTTCAATTTCGATTTTTTGAGCAGCGAATTGTGACTCAAACTTCTCAACAATCTTAGTTACACGCTCAGAAACTTGCTTGTTAACCTCTGACTTCATATCTTCTGATACCGCAGCAGGGTCAACCGGAACTAATGCACTTACAACTGACTTACCATCTTGAATTGATACGGTTACAGTTGAGCCATCAGCTAAAATGTGGTCGCCTTCAGGTGCGGGTACTTCTCCTTCAGGAGTCACTAATGTTAATTCCGAACCTACTGCTAAAGAATCGCCTGTGTATTTTACAACAGTACCATCTTGTAATGTAGTTTCGCCTAATTTAACGGGTGCGGGTGTTTGATTTACTTCTGCTAATTCTGTTTTTAATGTTGCCCACGTTGGTAGGAAACCTTTAACAACTTCCTGCATCTCGACAGAAAGTTTACTAAATAATGAATTTTCTTTGCTCATAATTGTATAATGTATATTGTTTTGGTTTTATTACCCTATTTTAAGTTTGACCCCTCTAATGCGTTTAAAATCTCAGCCACTTGGTCATCAGGTGGGTCGATTATTTGCTCTTGTATCAATACGCCCTCAATCGAGAAGCCTTTAAACTTACCCGCCTTAACGTCTTGCCAAACTTGCTCGTTATCTATTTTATACATAGCGAATACAGAACCATCAGGAACTTCGTTAAAGCCAGTAGGTGTTGGCATACCCTTCTCTTTGTTGATAGGCCATGCGTATTGCATATAAACACCCTCAACTACTTGCTTCGGATCGTGCATTAAGTTTACGTTTGATTGATTACCCTTACGGGCCATCTTAGCCATAGCCTTATCGATATTCTCAGCATCTAATACAACTAAGAAAGGTTCGTTCTTATCATTGACACGTGGGATAGGTAGGTTCGCTACCATTAACGCACCCATTACGATTCGTTTCTCTTCTGATACGGTTTGAAACTCAATAGCGATTGGTGACTGTTCATTGAACGCCACCCAAAGCTCACCCGTTGCAGGTTTATCCACTAATGCTACGTAATTGATTCCGATTTCATCCTCATCATTAACAATGAGTTTATAAATAGGTATTTCAGGAGTCATACATATATAATGTATAATGATTCGATTTTATTACCCAAACTTAGCCGACTCCTCAATAGTGTTCACATTCTTTTGTGAGCTTGTTATGTCCGTTTCAACTACAACCGCTTTAACTACGGGGGCTTGGTTTATTCTCTTATCATCACTTCCAACAGTACCATCGTCTTTAATCTTTGTAGTCGAATTGTTTGGACTTGGAACAACGGGAGCAGGTGCGGATAGATTTCCGGTATCAGCCGCAGCACTTGCACCACCACCATCATCGAACTTTGCGGAGGCTATCTTAATAGTGTTAGCCGTTGCGAGTACCCCTGTTAATACTGCTAAAATAATATTTAAAGGAAATGGATTGTTTAAGGCTTTTTGAATTGCACCAACACCATCGATAATAGAGTTAGCAATACCAAAGGCTTTATTAACATTAAATTGTTTCCTTCTTATTTCAGTTTCCTTCGCTGCGTTACCCTTCGCCATCTTTAATTGATGAGCGAAAGCCATATCAGTTAATGCTTGAGTCATTTGAAGGGCTTGTTTAGTGCCATCAAGCGTTTTTTGCATATTAGCCCTCTTCTCTTCTTGACCTTTCTTATGAGCCGCTACTTCATCTTCATCATTCTTTATAGCCTGTTCTTTTAAATAATTAGAATTATATAAAGATTTCTCCATTGAAGCTGCTATCCTTGCTTCTTTATCTTGTTCTGCTTTTATTTCAGCAGCCTCATCCTCTTTTCTAAATTGGTCTTGTAATGCTTTAAACTCCGCAGCATCTTTTAATGTTTGTGCGTCTGCATCTTTTTTTAACTTCCTTAAATTATCTAAATGAGTTTTTTGTTTATCCTCTAATTCTTTTTTATGATTTATATCTAATACTTGTTTTTCAACATTTGCAGTTTTAATTAATTGTAATGATGTAGTTATTTGTTTTCGCTCTTCTTCTGTTAATTTATGTCCAGCTTCAACAAGGGCGATATATTGTTGAACTATTAATTTATTAGTTACAATAATAGCGTCTTGTTTCGCTTTCTCATATTTTATTGTAGCTTCTCCATTAGCTTTAGCAAGTTTAATAGAATTATCCATTGATGAATTAAAACCATCTAATATGTCTTTACCTTCACCAACACCCTTCTTAACATTCTCAGCCCACTTATCCATTGCCGTATTAGTAGCACCAATGGCATCTGTTAAGTCATTAAACGCACCCTTAACCTCTTCAACTATTTTAGCAACTGATTTTAATATAGTAGCAACTAAACCCGACCCCTCTGTTAGTTCGTTAAAATTTTCTATTAAATACCTAATCCCCTCAACAATTAAGAATATAGGGATAGCCTTCATAGCTGCACCAATACCACTAAACGCAGCCTTAATCTTACCGCCATCAAACGTAGTAAAACCTTCCTTTAATAAGTTAAAGGATTTAGTAGTACGCTCAACACCCGAACCCGTTAATGTATTAAACGAATCATTAAGATCACCTAACTTCCCTTCGGTATCATTAATAGACTTGGTTAACTTCTTAAACCCCTCCGAACCCGCAGGAACTTTATCGAGTTCATTCTTTAAGTCCTTTAACGATGTGCGTAGTTCCTTAACAGTACTAGCCGAAGCCGCAGCGTCAATCTTTATGTTTAATGTTATATCTTCTTCTGCTGCCATTTTTCTGCTATTTTAATTTGTTTATTTAATTCCTCGTTAACCGATAATTCAGCTAATGTTATCTGAGCTATAAAAGCTGCCTTAATTAATTCTATCATATTCTATAA